AATGAGGCACTACCCGATACTATTATACACGACATTGAGGCTGCGGAACTAAAAGCTAAGACATCAACATATTGGGCGAATTGGTGGCAAGTTTATGGACTTGGGCAAGTGGGAAGTTTACAAGATGTAATATTTGACCAATGGAAGCAGATTGACACGATACCTGAGAAAGCAGAACTTGTAGGACATGGAATGGATTTTGGATTTACAAATGACCCGAGCACACTTGTAGCAATTTATAAGTATGAAGGCAAACTAATTATAGATGAGTTACTATACCGAACGAATATGACCAACAACGATTTGGGTAACTTTTTAAAGTCAATCCAATTTGGGCGCAAAGAATTGATATGTGATAGTGCCGAGCCTAAGTCAATAGAAGAGTTAAGGCTGCAAGGTTTCAATGTCAGACCTGCGGTTAAAGGTGCAGATTCAATCAAGATAGGAATAGACATTTTAAAGAGATACGAAATTCAAGTGACAAAGAACTCTACTAATTTAATCAAAGAATTGAGAGGTTACACTTGGGAAAAAGACAACGAAGGCAAACTAACTGGAAAGCCAATAGATAGTTTGAACAATTGCGTTGACCCTATGAGATATGTCGCACTAATTAAATTAAACAATCGCCCGAGTGGTAAATATTCAACAATTTCAATTTAAACTTATATTTATAAAAGATGATAGGCAATTACAACCAACTTACGATTAAGCAGTTTTTAAAGATTAAACTAATTAGCGAATTAGAACAAGACCCACTTCACAGAAAGGTTTTAATCTTGAGTGAGATTAGTGGGCAGTCAGTTGATGATATCGAAAGTATGCCAATAGGGGATATGATTGAGGCATTGAAAGGATTGGATAAAATTGAGAATCTACAAACTGATGAAAAGATTAAATTGAAGTTCAAAGTAGGTGGCAGGAGATTCATTGTTAAGTGGAAAGAACAAGAGTTAACGAGTGAACAGTTCATTGATGTAAGTCACTTTTGTAAAGACCCTGACAAGATATTGAGCAACATACATAATATACTTGCTTCGGTTTGTGTGGAACGTAATTGGTATGGAAAGGAATTAGGGTACAAAGGCGAAAAGCACAAAGAGGTAGCAGACTTGTTTTATAACGAAATGAAAATATCAACTGCATATCCAATCATGCTTTTTTTTTGCAAATATTACGAGGCATTGCATCGAAATATCCTAACCTTTTTGGAATCGGAAGCGAACCAGGCGATGAAGAACACGAAGGAACTAATGGAGAAATTCAAGGATTTAGAGAAAAGTGGGGATGGATTGCAAGCATAAATGAGATATGCAAAGATGACCGAACAAAATGGGATTACTTTTTTAAGATGAATGTAATTGAGTTCTTGAACACGATGACATTTTATAAAGACAAAAGCGAACACGATAAAGAAATATGGACAAGGCAGCAGCAGCAGCAATAGGCGCAAAGTTTGGGGAATCAATTAAGGATTACACTAAAGCAAGTGAGAATGTAATTGAGGCTATTTTACTTGACCATTGTAACGAAGGTATAAAGCTAATGTCTAAACAAATTAAATCAAAGGCAAGGACAGCACAAGCAAGCACATTGGCAGCGAGTATGAGTAATGTTCCTATTCAAGTGAGTGCAACTAAATTTCAAGTGAACACGATTACCACCGAGTATTATGCTGATTTTGTAGATAAGGGAGTGAAAGGTGTTAAGAACAAAGGCAAAGCACCACGAAGTCCATATAGCTTTAAAAACTTAGGAACACCAAAGGCAATGATTGAAAGTTTCAAGGACTATATCGCAAGGACTGGCAGCAAGTCAATGAATAAGAAAACATTGATAAGAAAGAACAAAAAGAAACAATCTGATTTAATAACTAAGGAAGCTAAACAGATGGCAGTAGCAACTAAGATAGGAGGTATCAAACCAATGAACTTTATAAGTAAAGCAGATAACGAACAACGAACAAAACAACTTGCTCGAAGTTTAGCAGCAGGATTAGGCAAGGCAATGGCAAAGAATTTAAAATTATCAATCAATGGCAATTAACATAATATCAAATCCGAATAGCGTAGTGAGTGCATTCAATCAAATGGCATTCAATGTGAGTAGTACGCAAGCAGGACAAACGAATTTTAACTTTTTAGCGGATGTATATGTAAGTGGAATAACCAATGCAGTAAGTCGTATCGCAATACCTAAACAACCGAGTGTTAATACTTGTTTGATTGATGCAAGTCCTATATTAAAGAACTATGTTAAAAATGATTTCTTTAATGTGAATAGTAGCTTTAATTATTGCGAGCCGAACATCAATAGTAGGGTAAAATATTACGTTCAATTCGGTGAGTTATATGATGTAAGTGGAGTGCCAACTATTTATCCTGACCTTAGAAGATTTCCAACAAGTGGAAGTAACACCGCAGTTAATGCTATATTTGATTTTGAGGATTTCAACACTAATGTTTGGAATGGATATGATGTAAGTGGATTTGGATTTTTAACAGAGATACCTGAAAGAATAACGATTGAGCAAGGGCAAGAATTAAGATTAAGTTTTTATGACCCAAGTAACTTGATAAGGTATCTATATGTCGATGGTATTTATGAGGATGCAATTATAGCAAACAAAATTAGTGGAGAGTTTTTGTATAACGTAAATGTAAAAAGTTTACTTGGACAAGCTGCACCTTATCAAACAATAGGAACACACACTATAACACTTGCAAATAGTTTTGTTGCAGCAGTTAAGACCATAACCATTGAGATAGTCGCAGCGTGTTCTAAGTTTGATACAATACGATTACATTGGTTAAATAACTTAGGTGGATGGGATAGTTACAACTTCACAAAACAATCTCTTAAATCAATGGATATCGACCGCAAACAATTCAAAAAGATGCAGTCAATTAACTACTCAAAGAGTGATAGGTTAAAGACTAACTATAACACAACCATAACTGATAAATTACAGATTAATTCAGATTGGATAAGTGATGAAATGGCTGATTGGTTTCAAGGGTTGCTTACAAGTCCGATAGTGTACTTAGAAAGGGGTGCAGATAACTTCATAGCAGTTAACATAACTAACTCAAACTATCTAATCCAACAATATTTGAACGCTCGTAAGCTTCATAATTTGCAGTTAGATATTGAATACTCATACAATCGTTATACTCAATCTCAATAATGCAGAAAACAGAACTAAAAATATACGCTGATTCGAAATATTACAATGTTGACTTGTTCGACAATGAACCTATTGAGTTGACTAAGTCTATTATTGAATTGACCGAGCCTGAACAAAGGAAGTCAGACTATACAAAGACAATCAACATACCAGGCACAGCAAACAATAATTCAATATTTAGTAACATATTTGATGTAAACCACTCAATATTGAATGGAGATAACGCTAACTTTTATGTTGACTTTGATCCGAGAAAAAAAGCTAATTGTATTTTATACAGAGAAGGCATTCCACAGATAAGAGGTTACTTGCAGATGACTTCAATCAACATACTTGATGAGCAAAATATCACTTATGAATTAGTGGTTTATGGTAGGGTTGCTAATTTATTTCAAGATGTCGGCGATAAGTTATTGACCGATTACGACTTTAGCGAATACACTCATTTGTGGACTGAAACCAATGTAATTAATTCAATCAATACTTCGATTATTATCAATGGTGTAACAGCAGCATTCCAATTAGGTAGGGGTTATGTTTATCCTTTGATTGATTATGGATTTGACAATAATGCACAACAGACTTATAATGTTGACCAACTTTACCCAGCTATATATGTCAAGACTATTTTAGATAAGATATTAAAAACTCATGGTTACAGATACGAAAGTACAATTCAATCAAACACATTTTTAAATTCAACAGAGTTTAAGCGGTTAATAGTACCTGCAAGTGGGAATGCGTTAAGACTAACAGATGACCAAATAATAGACAAGACATTTGTAGTTGATAGGACAACAGATGACAATTTAGGAGCATCAACAAATAATATTTTTAAGTTGATGTTTAATCATAAAGTACAAGACACTGACCCAGTAGGGGTGGCAGCAAATAATTCATCATGGGTAGTACCAACTAATGGAGGTGGAACTTATAATTTTGTTTTAAAATTAAATTTAAATGCAGAATATACTGGTTCTCCTTTTACATTACCACGTTATATATTTATTACATTAAATGTATATTTTGTAACTACAAGTGGAAGGGTTTTAAATCCTGGTGGAACAAAACAAGAATTTGCTATTAATGAAGGTTCATATAGTCAAGACTTTTCATTAATTTATCAATCAGATAATAGATTGATTTATGATGGTGATGAGATTTTTGTTAACTTACAAGTAACAAATATTTTTTCATTTAGTAGTTCTTTCGGTTCAGTTGGAATTCCTATATCTCAATTAACTTTAACAATCAAAACTGGCACTGAATTTTACGACATACCAAAACCTGAACTATCGGAGTTTTCAAATGTCAATCCAACAAGCGCACTACCTGAATTAAAGGCTAAAGACTTTTTAACTGCTTTAATTAAAATGTTCAATTTATACATAGAGCCAAATCAACTTGATGATAGGTTGTTAGCGATTGAGCCTCGAGATGTTTATTATAACACTAATGTAGTTGACTTAACTAACAACTTAGATGTAAGCAAAGACTTCATTCAGAAACCGATGGGCGCATTGGACTTCAAAAGACTTGAATTTAGCTATGCAATGGATGATGACTATTGGAACAAAGACTACACAGACAAGTATAGCTATAATCATGGTTTCAAAAGATTAGAGGTTGATAATGATTTTTTAGTAGAAACAAAAAAGATAGAACTACCATTTGCACCAACACCATTAGGAAGGCCAACAAGTGATAGAATCATTCCGCAGATAGTATGGTGGAAAGACCAAAACTCAAATAATGGTAGAGTGAATAAAACAGCAAAGCCTCGTATCTTATATTATGGTGGATTAAAGTATACTGGCAAACCTTTGATAATAAATTCAAATGGAACACCACCAACAACTACAACATATACAAACTATGGTTATGCAGGTCATGTTGATGACCCAGTTAATCCTAACTATGACTTGAATTGGGCAGTATCGCAAGAAATCTATTATACGATAGGAGGTCAAACACCGATTACTATAAACAACCTTTATAAAAGATATTGGGAGAAATACATCAAAGAAATAACGGATAAGGACAGCAAGATAATAGACTGCTATATGTACTTCAATAATGTGGAATTGCAGAACTTATCCTTCAGAAATTTGTATAAAATAGACCGCCAATATTATAGACTATATAAAGTTGAGACAGACTTGAATAGTAATGAGCCTGCACATTGTCAGTTCTTAAAATTAAAGAATGTAAATGTCCCATTAGCAGACCAAGTATTAATTAATGGAGGTTCGCAAACAATAGAGGGAGAAAGATACACACCAATAATAAATCAAACACCAAATAGGATTGATGTAATAAATCAAAGGGAGAATTACAGCATAGAAATTAAAAGCGCAATGGGAATAACTGGATATAGGATTGAGCCTAAATCTCAATTCATCAAAGTTGATAGTGATGTTTACTTACCACCTGCGAATGCTTCGTACGATACGGATAATAACAAGTCAATAGAAATCAAAATTTACAACAATCATACGGGTAACATCAAAGTATATACAACGGCTGACACTCATCATAGCGTAAGCAGCAAATCGGGAATCGTATTTTATTCAGATGGCACTAATTGGTATCATTTATAAATCATGGCAGAAGAAACAATAATATTAAAAACAGAGGTTGAACTCGGTAATTCGACTAACTCGGTAAAGAGTTTAAAGGCAGAGTTAAGGGCAGTAACAAATGAACTTGCAACACTTGAAGAAGGGAGTGCAGCGTTTGTAAATGCAGCTAAAAAAGCAGGGGAATTAAAAGACAGAATCGGGGACATAAAAGATACGGTTAATGCATTTAATCCTGAAAAGAAATTCCAAGCAATAGCAGATAGTGTAGGAATAGCAGCTAATGGATTTGCAGCGATGCAAGGGGCAATGGCTTTGTTCGGTAGTGAAAGTGAAGACCTTAATAAAATCATGGTTAAAACGCAAGGGGCAATAGCATTAGCGACTGGATTGAATGGTTTAATGGGGATGGGTGATGCTTTCAAGAATTTGCGTTTAACTACATTAGAAGCTATTAGTGGATTGAGTAGCATGGCAACTGGAATGGGTGGGTTGAGTGGTGCATTAAATGCAATTAAAACCGCTTTATTAACTAATCCATTATTTGTGTTAGCGAGTGTAATTGCTGGAATAGTAGTTGTGTTGAAATCGTTTTATGATGGATTAAGTAGTGGTGTTGAGATTTATAAAGCAAGTGCAAAGGCTGTCGGAGATTTAAGGAAAACATATACAAGTTTAATTGATGAAATTAAAGATTTACAAATTGAGAATGATTTAGCAAATGGTAAAATTACAGAAAAAGATGCTGCGTTATTAAAAGATAAAAATAACTTTAAAAAAGAGTATTTAAAAATCTTAAATGAAGCAAATACAAAAGAAACTGAAATACGAGAACAAGCAGCCAAAGAAAGAGATAACGATGGATTTAAAGCTACTAAAAATATTTTAGACAAAATAGGTTTTGAAACAGCAACAACAAAAGCAGCTAAACAATCTATTGAAGATATTGAACGACAAAAGCAAGAAAATATTGCAGCATTACGAAAGAAATATTCATTAGTAAGTTCAAACACAATTATTGAGGAAACAAAAAAAGAAGTTGATGAAAAAACTCAAAAAGATGCAAAATTAAAAGCTATAAATGACAAAAGAGAAGCAGAGGAAAAAAAGAAAGCAGACGATAAAAAGAAAAAGGATAAAAAAGATTTAGATGATATTGGCGATGCATTAATAAAAGATTTAGAAAAACAACAAGCAAGAAAAGAAGAATACAAACAACAAGAAGCAGATAATAGACAATATAATTTTGAGCAAAAATTATTAGATGATAAAGAAGAAATAGAAAAAGAAAATGAAAAAAATCAACAGATTGCGGATGATGAAAAGGCAACAGCAGAGGAAAGATACGCAGCGATAAAAAAATTAAATGAAGCAGGTGTAATATCTGACAAGGAGGCAAGTGATGCAAAAATAGCAATAGCACAAGCAGAGAAAGACGCTAAATTAAATTTATTAGCTGCTTATGGGCAAACACTTGGTCAAGTTGCAAACTTATTAGGCAAAAGTACAGAGGAGGGAAAGGCAGTCGCTATCGCAGCAACAACTATTGATACTTATGTGGCAGCGTTTAGAGCATATAAGGAAGGTTTAAAAATAGACCCGACTGGAACATTCTCAATTATAGCAGCAGCAGCAGCAGCAGCAACGGGAATCAAGGCAGTTCAAAGTATAATTAACACACCAGTCCCAAATAGTGGTGGAGGTGGCGGTGGTGGTTCTGTGCCAAGTATGCCCGCAGCACCTGCAATGAGACCAACTGGATTTAGTACAGGACAACCAAGTCAAACACCGCCAAAGGTTGAACCTCAAAAAGTTTATGTAGTGGAAAGTGACATCACGAACACACAAAAGAAAGTAGCGAGAATTGAAAGTAAAGCAACGATTCAATAATTTAATATTTAAAAGTATGGCAATAGATAAGAAATTACCCATTTATAGATTCGTAGTAGGTGAAGATGATGATGCAGGAGTTACAGCGGTTGCATTAGTAGACCACCCTGCAATAGAGATGAATTGGCAAGCGTTTAATATGCAATTTGAAGAAAGCTATTCAGACTATCCTGAAGCAGCAAAGAAGAACGCACAAGCAGCATTGAACTATGTAGAGAAAAATGGATGGGGTGATTGCGGAACTGATGTTGGAAAGCAAAGAGCAAATCAATTAGCAAAAGGTGAAGCAATAAGTAGAGATACTATTGCAAGGATGGCAGCGTTTGAAAGACACAGACAAAATAGTAATAAGAAATTAGGTGATGGTTGTGGTCGTTTGATGTGGTTAGCGTGGGGTGGTGATGAAGGAGTTGAATGGGCGCAGCGTAAACTTGAACAAATAGATAGTAAGAAATTTAAGTTTTCAGCTAACAAAGAAAAGCGTATCATAAGCGGACCTCTCATGGTCTCAAATTTGCCAATATTTCGCAAAGATGAACAAGGCGAATACTATGGACTATTCACAGCAGAAGATATTTATAACATACGAAACAAGTTTTTTAAAAACAATAACACAAAATCGGTTAATGAGATGCACGACCCTAACAAGATGATTGATGGTGTGTACATGATTGAATCGTTTATTATAGATAGTAATAGGGGAATAAACGCACCCGATGGATTGAAGCTAACAGATGGTTCATGGTTTGGTAGTTACAAGGTAGACAATGAAGAAATATGGAACGACTTTATAAAGACAGGGGAGTTCAAAGGTTTCAGCGTTGAAGGTGTATTTAAGACTACACAGATTGATTCTAAGCCACTATCTATTATTGAGCAAGCTATTGACATTATTAAACAAATTGAAGACTAAAAAAGCAACAAGAAAACAAATCAATATTTAATATAAAAACAACATGACACGCAAAGAAGCATTCGCAAAATTGAAGTCGTTATTTAACGAAGAAATGGCAGCACAACAAGCCAAGTTAGAAGATGGTACAATCATATCATGGGAAGGTGAATTAACCGAGGGAACAGCAATTATGGTAGTTGATGAATCAGGTAACATGACACCTGCACCTGATGCAACACATACGTTAGAAGATTACACATTAGTTACAACGGTTGGTGGTTTAGTTACCAAAATCGAAAAGAAAGTTGAAGATGGCAAGAAGCCTGAAGAAATGTCGAGCGAATTTGAGCAGATATTCACTAAGCACATTGAGCAGTTTAGCGGTGTAATTGGTAGAGTTGAGAAACTTGAAAATTCATTTGCAGAATTAAGTAAAGTAATTGCAGATTCAAAGGCAGATGTTGAAAGCAAGTTCAGCAAAGTAGTTGAATTAGTTGGAGAGATTGCAACAGAGCCAAGTGTTAACACACCTGCACCTAAAAACGTATTGTTCAAAAAAGACAAACCAGCTAAATCAGCGGTTGATTTATTCATGGAATTTAAAAAATCACAAAACAAATAAATAAAAAAAAATTATGGCATTTTCAGTAGGAACATTAGACAATTACGTAAAAACGAACGAGCAGATGCTCATCGTAAAATCATTCTTCACACCAAAGACTGCAACTTATATGCAGAAATTAACAGGTGTAAAATCATCAATTCAAGTACCTTCATTAACCGATGACTTCTATTGGGGAACTGGTGGAACTTGTGGACTTTTAAGTGCATCAGGTGACACTACAATTTCATCAAGAAACCTATCAGTTGGTAAAATCAAGATTGAAAAGTCATGGTGTATTGCAACACTTGAAGCTAAGTACACTCAGTTGATGTTATCACCAGGTTCAAACTACGAATCATTACCAGGCGGTATTGATGAAGCGTTTATTAATTACATCATGGGTGCTCAAGGTGAGAAAGTTGAAATCGCATTATGGCAATCAGTATCGGGTGGTGGTTCATCAGACTTTACAAGTAAATTTGATGGTTTAATTGAAGTTATCAGAGCATCAACTGGCAAGATAGACGCAAACGCATCAGCATTTATGTCAGTAGTAACAGCGGTTAACGTATCAAATATTATTTCAGTAATGCAAGGTATTTACTTAGCTATTCCTGCTGCAATTTTAGACAAAGAAGACTTGAGAATATTTGTTGGTCAAGATTGGTCAAGATTGTATCAAAACGCATTAGTTAATTCAAGTGCATCGTACAATGTAAACAACTACATCAACAGCGATGCAACAGGCGAGTATTACTTAATGGGAACAAACGTAAAGATTGTACCAGTACCAGGATTGAATGGAACAAACAAAGCATACGCATTAAGAACATCAAATATGTTCATGGGTGTTGACTTAGAGAATGAAGAAGAAGAAATGAAAGTATGGTATTCTCAAGATTACGATTCAGTTTATATGAGGATGAAGTTCAAATTAGGAACTCAAATTTCACAACCAACAGAAGTAGTAAGATTCACATTATAATTTAAGGGGGTTAATAGCCCCTTTTTTAAACTTAAAAGGAGAAATAAAAATATGCCATGTGCAATAGTTAGTTCGTATGCCTTAGACTGCAAAGATGCAGTTGGAGGTATCAAAAATATTTACATCACAGAACTTGCAAATGTTACAGGAGTAACAGAAAATGCAAGTGGATTTGTAACAGCGATTACAAAAACAGCAGGAACAAAGTTTTACAAGTATGCTTTGTTACCAAGAGCTAAAAACGATTTCAGTCAAAACATTATGGCTGATGCAGGATTGGGTACGGTTGCATTTGAGCAAACCATAAACACTAACTTTACTAAGTTGGCATATGTAACTCAATTTCAATTACAGACTTTGATTCAAAATAGATGTTCGGTAATCGTAGAGACTAAATCAGGTCAATACTTTTTATTCGGCAAAGAGAATGGAGTTGAAGTAACCGCAGGTAGTGCCAATTCAGGTGCAGCATTGAACGAATTTAACGGATATGTGTTAACCTTTACAGGAATGGAAAAGGCATTAGCGAATGAAGTTAGTTCAAGTATTATTGCAGCGTTATTGACTTAAAATTAGTAATCATATTTCATAAAATTAGCCACTCTTAATCGGGGTGGCTTTTTTTTTATAGCAAAATTTCACGAGAATTATATATATAGGTAGTGATAAGAATTAACCAAGAAGTAATCCAGAATATTTATGTAACTTTAACCGAAAACAAAGTTGGTACGAGTGAATATTATTTGATGGAATGTACTAACCAAGTAACAAATGATATCTCATATTCTATTTTGTTTGGAGATAGTAGTGAGTTCAAAGAAAGGTATAATGCCTTTTTTGTTTTTTTAGATACAAATAATGCAAATAAAGGGTTAGAACATAATTTATATTTGCCTTATA